CTTGAAAGAACCTACAGCTTATGAATTTTTAAGCTTTCTGAATAGATGTCCGGAATATAGTGGCAGGAAATTAAATCACTTGTTACGTCTTTATGCCACGTTTATTAATGACCGTATGGTCTTGGCTAAAAGCGTTATACGTTCAAGGAAAAATAAGGAAATTCCTGAGGGAAAATTGGTTGCCCATGGTAATAAGCAATCAATCCGTGATTTGGACTCTTATGAGTTCCATTACTTGGAAATGCAAGCAGGTGTGCTTGATGTAGATCCAGAAGAGTTTCGGCGAGCACGAGAAGAAGCAGTGCTCAATGAAAAGATTCAAAAACTACGTGAATCCAGGTTTGATCCTAAACTACCTATGGGGAAAGCAAAATATCTTTGTAAAGCTTTAGCCAAGGAAGGTCAGACCGGATTTAATTGGGATACCTATGATCTTATACCTTGGGAGGAGTTTAACCACTTCTCCAAGATCGTCATGTGGCGAGGAGGTTATATGGTCGACTGTGCAGTTGTATCGTATTTTGGTACAATTCCGAATAATATTCGGGATGATACTGCATTTCATGTTGCTCTACAACCGTTTGAATGGCATGAAGTCGCACTGTATTGGGCAGGACATAGGATTAATCAAAAGGGTCGCTTAGTGGCACATGGCAAATCTTTTCAGCCATTACCATATTCAGTGTACCCTGCTGATTTAGATTCTCCTTTGAGAATCATTAAAGAGGAGTGTCGGGATGACACTTCCAAACCAGTAATTCCCAAAGAATTTTCTTTGGAAGAGCGTGATCAGGATCTGGATGGATCACAATGCTCGGATCTATCCCCAATAGATTTGAGTAGTGTTGATTCTGTTTCTGAAACTGCTAAAATACTAAATAATTTAAAAGCTTCTCTACCATCATATGATAGTTTGTCCTATTCCAGTTTGGACGAATGTGAATATGATAAGTTAGAGCCAGCAAAAACCCAGAAAAATGAATTCCCTGTATTATACGATAGAAAAGGTATCGCACAACAATATAAACATTTATCTAATTCCGAAGTGTACAACTTTGTCACAGACTTTCCAGAAGTTTATGCCGACTTCCCTCCTGCAAAGGTGGGTGAGTGGTATGGAAAGTTCAAACATTCGAGTGCCCTTCAATTCGCGAAGCATCTTCACAGGTGTTAGCACATTACTTTATCAAACGACGATTTCCACACTTCGAGTGCGTAGCACGCGAAGTTTTTATCGATCGTGTCGCCATAGATCTTATCTACTACGACAAGAAAACCGGAAATTATGTCT